GAAACATCAACAGATGAAGCATCGGCAAACAGATCATATGCAGTTGCGAGTGCTGCAAGTGAAACGTCAGTAGAATTTGCACCATCATAACCACCGATGAATGAATCGGAATAAGGAACGATTGGTGTCGAATTAATAAGACCGGCAGCAGTAGTCGTAGCAGCACCTACACGATCGTTTGTTGCCCAAACATAACGCGAGTTGTCATTGATTACTGTCTTATAGAAGTTGGTTGTACCATCTTCACCGATGGCATCAGTTGCACGCGACAGGCCTTCATAAACTTCAAGGATCGTTCCAGGAGTACCCGAGAACTTACCACCTGCGTCTACAACAATAGCACTTACCTGATCAACAGTTGTTAAACCACGATCTGATAGATAACGCGATGTACCAGGAGCTGATGCAATGGTATTATAATATTCCCACTTACGTGAAATTGTGTTGCTGCTATAGTTTGTTGATAGACCATATGGAGTTTCAACAGTTACTGGGAAGTAAGCAATTGTTGGATCATTAGGAATATTGTTAGCAACAGCGCCAAGGGCCTTAATCTTAAGAAATTGTTTGCCAATTAATGTATTGCCAACTTCAATATAATCACCAACAGTCAATCTATCCTTAATAACACCAGCAGCAATATATGTTTCGGCCCATGTTAGTTTTGAAGATAATGGATTGCCAGTAAGATTAAAGGTTGAACCAACTAATGTTGAAGTGATTGAAGCAAAGCTGATATTTGAACCACCTAAAGTTGTTGACAAACAGAAACCAGATGCATTAGCATATACAGCATAGTATGTAGTACCATTGGTTAGAACAACTGCAGCACCTGCTGTATTTGAATATACCATAGTATCACCATTTGCAAATGGATGACCTAGCGATGTGATAAAGTTTGTAGTATTTGAGATGCTTGAAGTATTCGAAAATAGCGCCAGCGTTGTTGTTGCACCAACTGTATTTGATTCAATATACACATTAGCGGTTGTGCTGTTTACGGCAATTGCAAAACCAGTTGTAGGCCCTGGAACATTTGTTGCATTTGTATAACCAGTCAGATCTCGTGGGTCGATAGTTGAACTATACTGAGCTGCAGAATCACACATAGAGACTTTTAGCGAGTTGCCTAGTTCGCCAGGATAACGTGCAACAAATTCTGTACCAGCAAAGATGGTATTTGAAGGACCCTTATTTTCAAAGTCTTCAGCGTTCTTTACAACAGTAGCAGCTGGGTTTACAGCCGAACTATTAGCAACAGCGTTAAATGCTAGACCAGCATCAAAGAAAGTCAGTGATTGAGTACTAGCAGTTGTGTTATTACCAACTAATGCATTAGTAGATAAGGTAACGCGAGTTGCACCGGTTCTTGCAAGTGAATGGCCTGTTTCTGATGAACCTGGTGTCAAAGTAATTGCTGCGCCACCATAAGAAGCCGCAAGATATGTGCCGGTTGCAGTTGAACTACGCACATAATATGTTGTACCACTTACCAGTGGCGAAACAGCAGTGTTGCCGGCAGCAACAGTATACACAACAGGTTCTCCATCAACAAAAGAATGTGAAAGAGTAATAAGTCCGCTGGTAACTACCGCAGAACTAGCATTGAACGATGTTGACAGTGTAGATGCATTTGCAGAAACAACAGTTGTTCCATATGGAATAATTGCTGGATCAGCATGAACTTTTTGACCTGCAGTAATACCTGTTGTAGTATTTGCTGCAAAAACAATATATTGATCACCGCGAAGCGCTGAAGATTTATAGACAGTTGTTGCTGCTGATGTAGTTGCAGCGCGAGAAACATAGAGGGCATTACCATACGAAAGGAAGTTAGCCGCTGTGAAGAATATTTCATAATTGTCTGATGTTGGCTTACCATAACGGGCTGCCAGAGTATTTTCTGAATCTACCAGAACGAACTTTCCGACAGGACCCCAACGAAACACACCGCCAATAGCACCTGTTGTGGTTGCTAGAGCCGGTACGGTTGTTGTAAGATCAATCTCGGAAACGTTAATTCCAGGGCTGACTTGAAATGCCATTGTAATCTCCCTTAATCGAAGGTGTTTAACCAGTTACTTTTGCTTTTATTTATAAAATGCCCAGATTACGAAAACAGACCTTTAAACTCTGGATTCCATTGGCGAGACATGTCTATCACCTCAACGGTATTTGGATCATTTATTTCAGGGCCATTATCCATGAAGAATGAGAACATCTCATTCTCCAGATCTTCATCTGTTCTATTTCTTAATTTTAAAAGGGTATTAATATCTGTCAGATCCTTAAAGTACTGCTGATTTGACATCCATGCAAACAATACCAATGCCATAACAAGGTCATCATGTGCACCAGACTCAGCCTCATAAGATGCATTCTTCTTAGAGAATCTGGACAGTTCGTAGATCGTATCATGATCATTAATAATTAATTGATATTGTTCGATAAGAAGTTTTAGAAGCGAACAACCAACAGTCTTTGTGATTGCTGTTTGTTTTAATCCACGTTCTGCATTCTTATTAAAACCAGCAGAGATTCTTTTACCCTTTGGACCAGCCTTCTCTGTAAAGATCAGGTTATCCGATTCGTAGTCGATGTATAAAGCATCAGCTACGGTCTGGCCAATGTCATTAATTTCTACCAGGATAGTAGCATTGTTATACTGTATTGATGTCTGATGAATTGTCTGGGTATATTCAGCCGGAGGTGTGACATTACTCTTATACACACATACTTGATTGTATGGCATACTTGTCACATCGATTACCTGGAATGCAGAGTAGTCAAGCCCCTTACCATGGGATACATCACACGTCATGACATACTTATGATCTTTTTCAGGAAGAAAGTATGTAGTCAGGCCATCAGTAGATGAAAGAGGTCGTTGTGCAGTCAGAGTCTTTAGGACGGCACCTGAGATTAGTGTGCCTGATGAACCTAGCCAAGCACACTCAAATTCCTGAGCAAACTTTTCGTAGTCAAAGTCCATAGCTCCGAGTGTTTCTTGTTTCCATGCCTCATTGCGACCTGGAACCATCTGCCAAGGAACCTCGACATACTGGTAACCATTGGTGCCTTCCTTAGCACCAGTGCATGTTTTATAGAAGTGGTTTAGTCCGTTTGGTGTGGATGTGAATAGAATCTTAGTAGTTTCACCAGACGAAATGGTCGGAAAGACGGAGGCAAAGAACTCATCCCAGTTCTCGACAAACGCTGCTTCATCGATGTATAGCAATGAAATAGACTTACCACGAATAGCCGACGAACTAGTAGCAGCAGCAATAACTTTACAGCCGTTCTCAAGCTCAATAGAGCCTTTATTCCACTCGACAACACCTTGTTGTAACCAGTCCGGAAGTGATTCATATGATAACTTTACACGATCTAGAATTTCTCTAGCAGCATCTCCTTTATTTGCAAGGAGAGCAACTGTCTTATGTTCATTAAAGAGAACATAATGAAGAATAACAGCTGCAGCAGTTGTAGTCTTACCAGCCTGACGTGATGTAACTACTGTAACTCGGCGGTTGTTAGTTAACTTCTCAATAATTTCTTTTTGATAATCATAAAGCCGAATAGGAATCAGACCATGGTCAACATGGACAATCTTAATATAACGTTCGGCAAAGTAGATTGGATCTTCAGCGCACTTTAACCATTCCTCAACCTGCTCGGCAGTCCATTCAATCTTTTTTCTGGCTTTCTTGAGCAGAGGATTGCCATTATACCCCTTGTCAAAAGCTTTTTTTATTTTATCAAACATCGTCATTCTTAGTTTTTCTTTGTTCGAGCATCTTCTGCAGTTCGGCAGTAGATCCGACAAAAAGATTATTTGTTACCTGTTGACTGTTTGCATTAGGTTCAGTCTCTAGAAGTTTCTTCTTCTTGGCCTGTAAGTCCAGGAGGTCTTTACTTGCACCGACCATCGTATTCATCAAGGTTGAAAGAACCTCATATGCTCTCGGATGCTGTGACTGTCTAGCCACATCCATCAGATCAAACAATGCTTCTTGTCCTTTACCAATTACATCCATTAGATTTTCACGGGCATAGTCAAAATCATTTTGAATCGTTGCATCCTCTGGTTTATCTTGCACCATCGGAAGGAACTGTCTAGTTTCATCTGGTTGGATATTTAAAATATTATTTAGTTTTTTCATTATACATTACTTTCAAACTCATGAATAAATCCATAGTTATCATCAGCATTAATTAGACTCCAGTCT